CTTGTCTAACATATTCACCAATTTTAATAACTTCAATTAATTTATCAATCATTAATGAATATGAACAACTACCTCGTGTTGGTTTATCATTTACTTGTTGTTGTAATTTAGTTACTAAATCCAATAATTTATTGTCAGAATTATTCATAATTTCTGTTGTATGTCCAAATGAACTAGTTTTATAACCCATTGATTCTCTTAAATTTATTAATTTTAAATAATCATCAAACTCTTTATTTGCAAATACAGCACATGAATTTAGATAACACTCATCATATTCAAATAATTCTGGTTTAAAAACTTTACCATCAGCATATGGTTTGATTACATATTTTTCTGTTAAATTAATTCCTTTGTCTGTAAAAAAAACCTTATAGTTATTTTCAGGTAATATTATTATATCACCAATAGAAACCGTATCATGTATATCTTTGAAATATTTTACATTATCATCATTAATATTATCGAGTGTAACATCTATTTGACTCGAGTGGATGCCAAATGATTGATAAACCTTCCATTTTCTACCTATAGGCATATTTGCTACAACAGTATAATATGTACCATCAACATTAATATAATTATTATCATTTATGTATGAAGAACCTATTATTGCATCAAATTGTGATGTATCTAATTTTGCATATTCATTTGTTGAAAGTGAATAGGTAGAAGGTGGAATTGTTGTTAATGTTGAACTAATAAGTTGTTTAATTAAATCTGTCTTTGGTATACCAATCCCGCCATTGGCAACTGATTCAGATAAATCTATTAGACCTGTTATATCATCTGTTTTTATCCATTCGTAACCCAATTTTAATATACATAATTCTTTACAAAAATGCGATATAACTCCTTCTTTCCATTTTTTTATTGGTTTCCAATATTCTATAGAACCATTCTCTCTCTCAATTTCGAGGTAATCATTTATATCAATTGTATAATCTAGAACATTATTCATATCAGCAAATAAATCATTTTTGAAACCTTTTTCCAGAGAAAAAATATCAATAGTGCTTTCTTTAATTTTGTCTTTTAAAGGTTCCCACTTTGAATCAGTTAATTTTTGTCCACTAGGTAGAGATGGCGTTCCAGAACTGTCAGTCATTTTTTTCCAATCTGTTAAACTCGCTGTGCATGATTGCGTTGTAAATTTTTCAATTTTATTCTTATTATAATTTTTAAAAATTATATATATAACAATTGCTGATAATATTGTAATTAATATATTAAAAATTTTCATAAAATTATAGTATCTATTATAATATAGCAAAAATATATTTATAAATAATTAATAGAGTTTAATAATAAATGTATTACATAGATATTATTATATTATTAATTATTATTAAAATAATAATTATTTTAATATATGATGTATATAAAAAAAATATTAAAATTATAAAAAAAATTGAAATGTTTAATGAAATTGATTATCATAAATTAGGTCCTATAAAATTTATTGATAAAGATGATCCATCACATGTTTTAGGATATTTTCCTAATGGTCAAGGAGAAAATGGTAAATTAAGTGCTGAACAATTACAAATAATTAAGGATAAAGGATTAACTATGACAACTATTCGAATTCCAAGAGGTACAGTTGGTGAAAAAGGAGATCAAGGTACTCAAGGTCCCGTTGGAGATAAAGGACCTAGTGGAAGTAATGGAAAGAAGTTTATTGGAGAAAAAGGCAATGATGGAAGTCCCGCTCCTTCATGTAGTGATGGAAATCCTGCACCAGAGTGTGAAGCGTGTAGTAATGGCACAAATGGAACTCCTGCAGATCCATGTGGTCCATCACCCCCTGGTCCACCTGGGTCCCCTGCTCTTGTATGCCAGAAAGGGGAGAAAGGCGATGATGGCGAACCTGCTTCTCCTTGTATACCCGCACCCCCTCCAGGAGCACCACATGGAGCACAACATGGTACCCCCGCCACCTCATGTAACTGTCAACCCGCCACATGTGCTCCCGCACAATGTGTAAATACTGTTGACTTAAAACAAATAAATGGAACTAATTTAGTAATAAATTCAAATAATGTGGATATTAATAGAACTTTCAATATGAATAATAATTCACAAATATGTTTTGGTGATTCATGTATAGATAAAAACATTATTGACAGAATTAATAATATATAATTATTATTTTATTATATCATTAAAAATTAGCGATGAAAAAAAAATTTTTTTTCATATTACTAATAATAATAATAATTATTATATTCAGTTATAATTATTGTTATGAACATTTTTCTGTTAAAGTTCAGGATGCAATGATATTTAAAGATTATCGAGATAAGTTAGTTGGAACATATCCAGATAAAAATATATATCCGGATTTCTTTATTAAATCAAATGGAGAATATGTAAATATGATTGGTACAGTGCATGGTGTTTCTGAAATAAAAATACCTAAACCAAAGGATGGCAAGAAAGGTCCTAAAGGAGAACAAGGTAACCAGGGGAATAGGGGTCCGGAAGGTCCTAGAGGTAAACATGGTGAAGAATTAGCGGAAGAAGATGTTGTAAATAATAGAAATTCGACATGTATTGCTCCAGGTGGTATATCAATTAGTACAATGTGTAAAGGCCCTGATGGAGATAGTCCTACTGCACCACCTGATGGAACTCCTGGTCAAAGATGTCCTCACCCAGGTGGACATTTTGTTGAAGAAAATGGTCATCAAGTATATTATGGTGGCAAATGTCCGGATGGTACTAATGGTGATCCAGGCAGAACATGTCTACAGGAATATGGTATTGAGGCAGGACACTGTCCTAGAGAAGAGAGCAAACACGGTCCTCCTGGATTTACTTGTGAAAAAGTTAATAGAGATGCAGGTATAGTCGTTGGTCCAGATGCCTCTGGTGTAATGAGGAAATGTCCTGATGGAGAAAAGGGATTAGATGGAGATACTTGTGCAGAAGTTCATGAAGATTTAAACATTGGTTCAGATAATAGATGCCCTGTTCCTGATAATGGTAATAACGGATTAAGTTGTTATGAGGTATACAAAAATACTTTACCGGAATGTACTGAATCAACTCCTGGAGTTAATAGTGTTGATTGTATAAATCCTGATACTCCCAATGTTAAAACATGTGGAGTAATTAATCCAGACAAACCGAGTGATGTTGCAAATAATTTATCAATTAATGGTAATACATTAACTATTAATAATAATAAAGCAATTACATTTAGAGGAAACAAAATTACATTGCCAACAAATGGAAATATTGTATTGAAAGATGCAAATAATAATATTATTAAAACAATTAATAAATCATATATTGATGATATGATATTAAAATCACAACAATGTAAAAAATGTCCTGATCAAGGTGGAAAGAAAAGATGGAACAACTCTACAAATTGCCAAGTAGATCAAGGTGAATGTAAAGAATGTAAAGAATGTGAAAGTGGATATTATGTTCAACAATCATGTTCTCAACACAGTAATACAAAATGTAAACAATGTGAACCAGGATATGTTGGTATAGGATGTAGAACAAAATGTGACCCTATAAAAGGTGAAATACCTAGAGATGATAAAACAGCATGTAAAACTATAGGAAGTAATAAATATATACATCCAAATGATAATACCAAAGAAAAAAATATACCATCTAATAAATACCGTAATCCAAATGATGCAAGATTATTAAATGACATACCATCTAATAAATATCGTGATAGAAATAGTAATACATTAAATGATTGTCCAAGTACAAGTTGTGGCGCTGGTGAGCATTTAACAGGATCATGTGGTGGCAGTACAATTAATACCAGATTTTGTAAACAAAATGTATGTCGTTGTGATCATGGAACAGCAGTGAAAGGAGCTGCATGCAGTACACACAACAAACATAAGTGTGCTTCTTGTAGTTCAGCATATAGACTAAAAAGTGAAACATGCCAACCTTACATTTTACTTTGGGATTTTAACAATCAGATGGATGGAGGGGACCCTGATTGGGGAGGCGGGTCGAAAGAAGCTATAGGACATAACCCGTGGATTGGATCTGCTATAAATGATGATGTAAGTAGTATTTCAAATCCACACGGACATCCGTTTTCTTTATATGAACACTCGAATTATGGTGGAGGTTGTGTTAATTGGAATACAAGTGTTCCAAGGTTCTCATGGACGACTCCCGGGTATAATCATTATTTCGTTTGGAATGGCACAGATCGTAGTATCCAAGACCAGGTAAGTTCATACAAAATTGGAAGCTGGTGTCCGTGAAAATAATATTATTAAATTAAATTTTTTAATTTAATAATATTTTCTTCATCTAAAGAATCTAAATAATACCATTTTTTAACTGTAGAATCCCATCTTGCACCATAAGTTTTTGCTAAATTTTTTTTAGAAAATGAAATATTAATATAATTTTTATTAATATCTATAATTGATTCATTTACTTTATTTTTTTCTAATAAATTCAATTTCTCTTTATTTTCCTCTGTAATTTTGTCATCATAATACCATGATTTTTTCTTCAAATCCCATTTTGCACCCAACTTTTTTGCTTCATCTTTATTACTATATGAAATAGTAATAAAAGTTTTTTCATAAGGACATTTTTCTATTCCCAATGCTAAATTAGCTAATTTATCTGCCATTTTATTACCAATTGAATGTTTATCTTCTTTATTTGTATGCGCATATACATGATTTAATTTGATATTATATACATTTTTATATAATTCATAAGCTCTTTTGAGTAATTCTAAATTGGGTGGTATTTTATCGTTTGATGTTTTCCAATTATTTCTATATAATTTTTCACCATAACTACTAGCACATTTTATAACATATTCTGAATCTGTATATATATTAATTTGTTCATTATTTTCAATATTATTTTTTAAAATTTCTAAACATCTAATAAACGCTGTTAATTCTGCGATATTATTTGTATGTTTCTCTCCTTCTATTTTTTTTGATTCATTTCTCGAATCATCATCAGCAAAATAAACACCGTAACCACTTATAGCATTTTTTTTACCATTATTTGCACATGCTCCATCAATATAAACATTAATCATTTTAATAATTTAAATATTAATAAAATCATTTTTTTATATATTAAAAAAGATAATTCCCCCAACTTAATCCTTTACCATGACTAAAATCTAAAGAACCGATCTGTTTAATAATATTACTTTCTTTACTTTCATTCCATGCCTTTGTGGGACCTTCATTCCAAACATTCATTAAATTTATATCATCTATAGTATCATCTAGAATTACAATTGTTTTTTCATGTGCTAAATTTTTACAATTTAAAATATCACCACGTGCAACATTATATTCATGACCACCATCAATAAATATAATATCAAATTTTTGATCATTATTTTTAGAAAATTCGGGAACTGTTATTAAACTATCACCAATTATAATTTTGTGTCTATTAGGATATGTTTTATCTATATACTCTTTACCATGTTTTAAGTAATCTTTTTCACCAATATCAAAACTAGTTAAATTAATATTTTTATTTGAAGATAAAAATGTTTCTGCTGAATGTCCTGCGTTAAAACCTATTTCCATTATATTAATTATATCCAGATTATCTACAATATTTTTTAAAAAATCTGTTTCTGGTTTACATTCTTGCGAATGACCTTCAAATGTATGAATATTTAAATTTTTGTAATATTCGTTCAAAGTACTCATTATATATAATATTTTGTCATTATTTTTATATCTTTTACAACTTTAAAAATAATATATTTATTTCTTTTTAAAATAAAAAAATAGTTCACACTAATCTAACTATCTTTTTATATTTTTTACTTCTTATTTACTCTTTCTTCTCTGCCTCCTTCGTCTCTTTCCACATCCTTCCTACCTCCCTCATCAAATCTTGACGAGACATCTCCGGATTCTCCTCCTTCACTACCGGCATCGTCTCACGAACATACAAGTTGTATGCCGTCGGTTCCCTCTTCTTCTTCTCCTCACCTCCTTCTTCCTTCTTTGCCTTCTTCCTCGTCTTCTTCTCACCCTTCGAAC